CCTTGATCATTTACACCTCTTTCTATTCCTAAATAGTCTGCCAAGTTTTTCCAATCTGTTGCACTTGCTATACCATTTGAGGAGCCACCATCTAAAGGATCTATTCCTGCCGCTGTGGCTAACTTGTCTAATGGTTTGCCTAAATCGTCTGGGTCTATATCTACATCACCGTCTAAAACTTTGTTCAATACATCTTGTAATGCTACTTTAAAACTACTGTTGTTATCATAACCTGATTGTTCTTTTTGCTTCATAACCTTAGCAACAATATCTTTCATTTTTGCTGGGTATTGCTCCCAATCAAATGCATCGAAACGTTTTTGACTTGCGTCGTCTTCCATATTTGACCAACTGTCACTACTGCTTCTGTTTAGTGGTTCTCCACTTATAGGATTTTCTGTTTCTTCATCTGGAAATAAATCGTCTTGTCCAGTTGCACCTTTTCTGCTGTCTCCTTGATGAGTTATCTCAATACCAATGTCTTTTAGTTTTTCGTATATATCACTATCACCTTTAATAATTGAATCACCAAAAACTAAGTCAGACCAACTATAACCATATAACCTAGTGAACCTGTTTAATATTTTTTTATAACCTTTTTTACGCCAAGTGTGATAATAGTTTTTGTTTTTTTCAAATGTATCAATAAGTTCTAAACCGTTTGTGGCATCTTCGGCATCACTCCAGTGACTGGAAGGTATAACCCACACTTTGGTATTGTTTACATTTTTGTTAAAGTGGTCTATGTGATTATCTAAATATGCCCCTCTGTCGTCATAGGTTTCATCTGTGATAGTATCAAAGAATTCTTTGTCTATGTACATCCAACTGTATTCAGGTATGTTTAATTTTGCTTTTGCATTGTCTCTGGTATTCTTTTCAAAGTCTTTGTTGCGTTTATCTAATCGGTTTTTGTTGGATATGTCTGCTTTTAAATCTATAAATCCTTCTGCTGTGAATATTTTATCTAAAGCATTTAAGAACTTTTTGTATCCTGCAAAGTGTGTCTTAATTATTTTATTTGCATCTGCATTTGTTCTGTAATGTTCAGATTGGCCTCCAGGCTGTTTTCCTTTGAAATAATATGGTAGCAAACTAAGACTGTTTCTTATTATGTAATCGTCGTACCCAGTAACAAAATTATATGTATTATCATCGCCTTTGGACTTTTCTATAAAATCTAATGCTCTTTCAGTATCTCTTTCACCTAAAACTAATGCCCATTGGCTTATTGAGATTCCGTGTTCTTTTCGCATTTGCAATACTTGTTCGTAATCATATCCAATTGTGTTGATTAACTGCTCACCTACTTTGAGAAGTTGTGCTTTAATTTTATTATACTTGTCAGCATCATCTGTTTCTAAATTATTTAAATGATCCAATCTGTGTCTTAACTTTTGCACCATTGACATTTGAGCAACTTCTTCATATGGATCATCGCTTTTGATATTGACGTGATGGTCCGGACTTGTTGGATGTTCATATCCTTTATAAGGTTCTAAGAATTTTAATATATCTTTTGCCGAATCTTTACTTGTAATCCCATTGGTTTTTAACAATGATGTCCTTGTATTCCAGCCGTTGCCTTTTAACTTAGCAACAAATCCATTCAGTGTTCTTTCGTGATCTAATTCATTTAATGTATCTTGGACTTCTACTTTGTTGTTTGCAGGCGTTAAATTAACCAGTAAGTCTACAAGTTTGTCTCTTTTAACATTATCTTTAGAATCTTTGGACATAAAGAATTGCCACATCTTACTAGCAATAATATCCATATTTTGCGGAGTTAGATACTCCGGTTCTTTAACTATGTCTTGCCTGAATAAAGTATTCAACCCTTTCTTTAATCTTGCTACTTTTTGTTTGTCAGTACCATCAAAGTTAAAATTATCCATACTTGAAAAAGCAAGTTTTTCTATAGTCTCGTTTTTTAATTGTAGTTCTTTGGCAAACTTTCTAAATGCGGCAATACTTTTAGCACTAACAGGTGCTCTGTTATTACCATCTGCTATATCTCTTGCTAACAACGTTAATGCTGAACCAAAATGGCCCTGTGCTTTGTCTAGTTCGCCTGCCGCTCTCTTGCTTGGCGCCATACTGTTAGGCTGTATATATCCTTTGATTGTTTCTTCTTCTATTTCAAATTTACTGCCAGTGCCTTTTTCGTAATCTTTTATTTCCTGCTTCCATTCTTTGTCAGCATTTGGTTGACTAAGTTTTTCATAGTTTTGCAAGTATTCAACACAACTATTTAAAAGTTTTATTACATCAAAGTAATCTTTTTTACCCACAATACTTTTGGCGGCGTCTATTACTTCGTGATTCACTACTTCTAAGTCTTTTAATTTCTTAGGATCTATTTCCTGTGACTTACGCAAAAGTCTGAATACTGCTTTTACATATTCTTCTTTAAAGGCATCTTCATCGTACCCTGCTTTCATTATTGTAGCATATCTGATTGTTGCCTTAAACACTTTATCAAACATCTCGTTGTAATCACTACCACCTGCAATACGGAATTCAATTAGGTTGTTGCCTGATGTTCTGTCTTCTTCACCTTTAAAATGTATTGAATTCATTTTACCACCGTCTATGCCTTTTGATAACATTTTCTCAAAATCTTTAAATGCCTTAGCATCTCCTCTCTTCATTCTCTCAGCATATTTTAATACACTTTGATATTGACTTTTTGAGTAACTATTTCTAAGTCTACCAAACTCTGCTAATAAGTATTCATCACCTAACAGCAATGCCATTTTTAATTTGTTTGGTTCTGCTTCTTTCTCGCCCTGCCAACTCATAGTAATGTGTAAGCCTGTTGAACGGTTTGTGCCAAAGTTTCTTGCACTCCAGTCAAATAGACTTTTCATTTCTTTGAGCATTGCTCTGGGACTGTCAAATACAGGTGATATCAATTCTGCGCCAGTACCTTCATCTGCGTCAATACTGCTATCGTTTTCAACCGACCAACCTGTAGTAGTATTAGTATCTCCGTAATCTCCTGACTCCGGATAGTCTGGGAATTCACTGCTATCTTTAATCCAATTATGTAATTCATCTGCAACACCTTCAATAGAGCCGCCGGCATCTCCATAGTCATAACCATAATCACCTAGGAAGTCACTCATATAATTGTAGTTGTCATTTATCCAATCGCTCATACTGTAATCGTCTCTGGCGGCTTCTGTGGCTTCATCATCTAAGTCGTATTCTTCTCGGACAGCACCGTCTAACCAATTTTGGTATTCGTCTTCGTATTCTTCTTCGACATATTCTCTTACCCAATTTATATACTCCCAGCCATCTTCTTCACGGTTTTCGTATTCTTTAGGATCTTCCTCTTCAAAATTGTCTTTGTATCTTTCTACTGCTTCTGAACTTGGACCATCGCCACTATCTATAAAGTCGTTTAACCATTCTTCATCTTCTCTAACTTCTTGTATCTTATCTACTACTAAGTCATCTATATATTCTTCTTGTCCTTTGCTGTACAACCAGTCTTGATAATCTTCATATGCTTGTTCTGGTAAATCACCGTATTCGTATTCTATATCATCTATAGACATTTCTTCTATGTCTCTTCCATCAGATACATTAAAGAAAAATGTTTCTGCTTCAAATCCACACTTGACTGGAGCATCTATGGCTTCTTTGCCTATTTCTTTTCTATTAAAATTAATTTCGAAAAGTTCTGCAGGCTGTTCTTTTAAATGTTTCTTAGCAAGTTTATTTGTGAGTTTTCGATATTTGTTTTTGATTGATGTTGCTTTTTTAAGTTTATATTCTAATGCTATGTCTTCTACTGTTAAATCCTTTGACTTAACAATTTCCTTTCTTTTGTTCGTGTGTTGTACAACAACATCTTTTTCTCCTGCTGTAGAAATTACATCAACTTGGCTACCTTTCTTGTCTGTTGCTTTTATAGGTTCTTTTGCATTGTCTAGTGCTTTGCTAAAGTCAGTAGGCTTATTTGTACCTGATTTTAAATCATTGTATGATGTTCCGTAACCTTCTATAACTTTTTTAAATCTCATCGACGTCTCGCCTTATTCATACTTTGTACTCTTCTACTTGCTGGATTAATACGTTTTGTTCGTTGTGCCCTTCTCATCATTCTAGGACCCATTCTTCTTCTAGTCTTATTAAGTGTAATTCTTTTTTTGATATCAGGTGGTGCACTACATTGACTTGCTTTAGATACAAGCCTGCCTTTGCGTCTTCCACTAGTGCAACGAACTTTTTTGACAACCTGGTTTCCCTTTCTTGCCCAAACAATTCTTGCTTCTTTAATAATATCTTCTACTATCATATTCCTCTCGTGAGCAATGCTACTACTATTGCAAGTAAAGTAGTAAATACTCCTCCCATAATACCAATAAGCCAATTCTCTACTTTGTCGAATCGTTGCTTAGTTTCTATTTTTAAGGATTTGACGTCTTGAATCAATTGGTCAATCCTTAACATATCTGTCAAAATCTGTGTCGTTAACGGATCATTCTTTACTAACTCTGATGTTACAGTAACTTCGTTATCCGGGTTATTATCTTTTGTTGACATTTTGCACCTTTAAAATTTCTGTGTTTACGCCTTTTCCTTTTGTTCTAATTATTCCTCCTGCAAGTACTGTTTTATTAAAAATCTCTGACAGCATCTCTTCGGAGTATAACCCTGTTAAGTCATACGCAAACTTTAATACCCATCCTGAACACTTGAACTTTTTAGAACCAAAGAAATCTAATTTATTATCCTTGGCATTGATTGGCATTCCTATCATTACAGGCTGGCCTCTTAATCCTAACATCTGTATAACACTTTCTAAATCTTTTCTGGACTTAGAACGAAAATTCTCAGATGGTCTAAGATTAAGTTTTGTATACAATGTAAAAAATTCTAAATTAGTATCTGGATTTTCCAAATCATAATCAGTTAGTGTAGTATTCAAAACTGTATTCATAACAGTATTTATCTATTTGTGTTTCGATGTTGCAGTCAAAAGAAAACCAGGACTAGCCTGGTTCTCCTAAATCTATTTTGATTTATATTAAGTTTGTAATACAAACCCTGTTTCTGTTACTGCAGATGCTGAACAATCTGCTGTATCGGCTCCAACACTTGCGCCTAAGGCTCTAATACCTGCCTGTAGGTTTGTTGCTGTCCAATCGCTGTTTGCTATTGCGATTGAGAAATTGGAAGCATTTGCGTGATGATTAAAAATCACTGCTGTTCCTCTTTGCTCAATAACTTGTCTAACTTCTTCTAAAGAGTTAGCATCAGCACCATTATAACCAGTAACCAATGTATCACCGTTTTCAACTAAAAAGAATGATAAAACACCGTCTAAACTTTGAAAGTCTGTAGTGCTACCACCTGCTCTTACTTGTGCCATTTTATTTCTCCTAATTCTACGAGCATTTAAATGCTCTATATACTTATTTATCTACAGCCACAAAAAAGGGAGACATAAGCCTCCCTTTAAATTGTATAAAAACTAGTTCTTATAGGTCGAAAGCCGCTACTGTTACTGCTGACATTGTGATGCCATCTGTATCAGTAATTGCTTGTACAACGTCTTCTAAGTGAGCCGCTAAAGTTTCACTGTTTGATCCGTCGTATGTATCTGTTCCGTGCTCGCCTTCAAAAAGAATTTTCATTCCTTGTCCAGTACCACCCGTTGCATCTACGGCGCCTATAGCCACTGGTGTTAGACCTTCATTCATAATTGCTTTAATTATAACGTCAACCCCACCGTCAGCGGCAAGTTTTGCTGAGCAGTCAACTCCGAAGTCTAACTGAATACCTGCTAAAGGTGATCCGTTGTAATGACCTGGCTTAACTACACTACCTGTTGCTTTTGATTGTGCCATTTTATTTCTCCAATAAATGTTTGTTACAAGTATTTATACTTTCTAAGGATTTTTTCGGGGGTTATTTGTAAATTATTATTTTTGGTACTGAGGTCTATATTTCGCAGAGTTTTTGGAGTAGTTTTGAATTCCTTTGGAAATTCCGCTTACTCCTGGTATTTTAGTTACATCAGACATAGCCGCCTTTGCTAAGTCTTTGCCTGCAGACGCGGCACCAAATGCCGAACCTGATTGAATTGCAGAGCCAACTCCTTGCAATGCTTTAATTGTATCTACATCTCCTAATACATCACCTAATGTTTTGTCTCTGTAGTATTTAGGATCCATTAATCTTCTACCATCAGAACCATATCTCTGTCCTGGATTATCTGTACCACTATTTCCTGTGATATTTTGTAATCTTCTGTCTGTATCAGCCTGAGCCTGCTTGGTAATGTTTTTAAGGTCTTGTCTTAACTTACTCCACGTTTCATCTTGGTTAAGTTGACGTACAACGTCTGAGCCTCTTTGGCTCTTTGTGTCTAACTCTATACCTTGTTGTCTCAATAACATACCTGTTCTTTCCTGAGCAAGACCTACCACTGTGGCTTCATCTGCATCTGGATCTTGTGTTCTTACTATTTGATATTGCTGAGTGAACAGTTTTTGATATTCAGGATATCGGTTGAATAACTGAAAAATATCCCTAATTGCTTCTGCTTCTTTTAAAATCTGCTCTATTAACATAACTATATTTATCTATTTTTTATTTCTACCCAATGCCCAGTATGTACCTATTGCCGCTAAACTACCTGCAGTTTTGGGTTTTATCTTTCCTTTTGTTGCTTTTGGTAAAACTTTTGCCGCGGCATAACCTGCCACACCTGCGGCGGCTAACTTCTTAAACGTGCTTCTTTTTTCTGGATTGGTAAGTTCTGTTTCATCTGCTGTGGGCAAAATAAACTTCTTCTGCTTGGCTAAAGTCATTAATGGAGTATAAATTTCTCCTCCTATTCCTCTTGCCCTAACGGCTTGTAGTAATCTAGTAACTGCTAATTGCTTTTGTCTATATTTTACTTTGCCAAAGTCTTGTACAATTCTGCGTACTGCTTTATACGAACTGTCTACTATTAATTGATTCTCTAATCTCACAAAGTAAGTTCTAGCATAATCATCTAATCCCATAGCACCTCTAGATAGTTTTCTCATAAAGTCCATAAACATTCTATCATTAAAAAGTATTCTATCCTTCATATTTGAAGAATCTTTTATAGAGTTTTTTGAATGTTTTAAGGCGTGTACTAGCATATACAAGTCATTGTTATTACTTCTAGCCTGTCTAAAGTTGTTAAACTTTATAGTGTCTTTGGCATATTGCCTAGCAAAGTTCTTGTATGAATCTGTTTGACTCATCATATATAATGTAATTGTGTACAAATAAATCAAGTCTTTAATATCTTTGAAGTCAAAACTTTTGAAGTTCCGTGTACGTCTGTACAGTCTACTTTCATTAAGTTCATCTATAAATTTATACTGGCTTGATTCTTTACTGGTCATAACAGTATTTATCAGATATCAAATTTAATTTCTGGTACTAATATTGTTTGCTCTTGACGATACTTATTGAGTTGCACATTGAATGCAAGGGTTAATCTATCTTTGTTATCAGGAACTGGTGGTACCCAGTGCCATAAATCAGATTCAAATATAACTAAGTCTCCATCTTTGACTGCTGGAGAATATACATTATGTTGGAATGCTTTGTTAGGTGTAACTAGATTACGTTCTGTTAAAAATACTGTATTGATATCTTTACAGTTTCTCACATATATTATACCCGATATCCAACTGCCTTGATGGTTGTGAGGTACATTATAACCACCCTCATCCATTACATTTAACCACATTGTATCGATACGATATGCTGGTTTTTGTGGTGTATAGAACTCACACACTTTGTCTATATAGGCATATAGTTTATCTTGAATGTGCTTGGGCCACTTGTCAGGCATACCAATAGTCTTTTGTTGACCATTTTGTAAAGACACTTTTCTTTGTTTTTCATTTAGATTCCAATCAGCAGTATCTTCGAACCAATCTAAATCTTCTTGAGTAAAGGCATTTTCTTCGAGGAAAAACCATTTAGGAAATACTGGAGTTGCTTTCATAATATTATTTAAGTAAAATTACTTTTGGAAGTTGAGATTACTGAAGTCTAATCTGTCTACCAGTTTGATTGCATTGCCTATTTTATCAACAGCAACAAACCCTTCTTCGCCTACTACTTCGAAACTGCCATCTTCTGTTCTAGTAAAAGTATCCATTACTCTTAATCTAGTTAGTTTGTTTCTTAATAGTTCTTTTGCTTTGATAAGTTGTAAGTACAATTGATATGTGGTCATAATATCCTGGATATTATCTCTTAAAAATCTCACGCCTTCAACTTCTTTTTGAATCCATTTTTCTTTTGTAGCAGGATTTGAAACACTATCCTCTGCGTCTTTCATTTTCTTTGTAAATCTTTGTATAAAAGTTTTAGCCATTTGTTGCGGATCCTGTGTGAACCCTGTTCCTGCTATAACACCTGCATTGATGGCTGACATCATTTCTTGCTTCAATTTAAATCTACTGAATCCACCTTCTGACATTTCTAAGAAGTCAAACACTTTTTTATCTATGCTGTTAAACAAGTTTTCTGATTGAGCAATAGTAAGTTCTAAATCTTTTGATTCTTTTGCCGTTAAGTTTACCATACCACTAACATCTTTTATAGTGGCATCTCTAAACCATACATTAGGTGTTTTTGTTAAACTGTCTGCATTAAAACCAAATTTGGCATCCATATCTTCTAATGTAGCACCTTTATATTCTGTGTGAAATACTATGCCTATTTTTGCACTCAGTATTTCATTTGCTAAATCACTTTGTTTGGGTACAGCATATATCAATGTGTTTGGTTTAAAAATAATAAAGTCTTCACCTTTGATGTTTGCTTCTGATATATCTTTGTCAGTAAAAATTAAATCACCTTGTAACACACCTTGTATGTTTAAGTCTTGTAGATGTGTAAAAGCATATCTAAGTTTTTCTCTTAACCCTTCTTTGCTGATGTTTTCGCCTTTTTGTGTTACGTCTGCGTGATACTCTTCTATGTCTGCTAAACTCTTATTCAGTTTAGGATTTTTGTTAAACACACCTTTAGTACCAACAAAAAACTTACCGTCAGCAGGATCCGTGCCTACAAAGACTGCAGGACTACCATCCCATTTGGTTGTGATATTCATTCCTGATTCGGAACTTCCTTTGAGCATATTGTACAAAGAATTTAGATAGTTGATACTGTCTTTTGCTCCTTGGTATCCTTCTTTGTAAATTAAATCTTCTAAGTGAGTTAAATGTGTATTCTTGCCTTCTAGTAAAAGATGTTCGAATACAAGTGTTCTAACCACTTTCTTTTTTATTTCTGTGAGTCTCATTATTTGTCGAAGTAATCAGGTTTAGTTTTACCTGGATCGTATGGCTTACCTTCTTTGTTTCTCCACTTATCAATAAAATCGCCTCCGCCTTTCCACATTCTTTTGAGAACAGTACCTACATTCATAGCACCTTTAAATATTCCCTGTTCGTGGTCTATTATTTCTAAACCATATAATCTTTCTATTGCTCTAGCATAAAGTAAATCGTTTTGTGAAGGATACCATAGTTCATCTTTTTTGTCTTGCACATACAACACACCGTCTTGTGATACTACTGCAAAGAATCTCTGTTTAACACTTTTATCACTGTTAGGACTTTGGCCTGGTTCTTTTTCACTGAGTCCTACTTTGGTTGGGGTAGGGTATTTTCCGCCATACATTTTCTCCCAATTTTTCTTGGTTTCGTCTGTGAAGTTGCCCCATCCTAAACCATCACCTCTTGCTACCTTTGAAGGTGCTCCTCTTTCTCCACTCTCAGGATCTGCTGGTCTAGGAACAACTGTGTCATCATTTGCTAATTCTGGATTTACAATTTGCACCGTTTGTGGATTAAGTTCAGGTATGTCTTCTAAATCTGTTCTAATAGGTTGATTTTCTTTTAGAGCCTTTCTAAATATACTTTCGTTGGATACTTTATCTCTAAACTTAAAATCATCTGGATATCCTTTTTGAATAGGAACTACATCTGCCTTTTTCTTTTTAGGTTCCTCCTCAGGATCGTCAAAAGGCAATTCTTGTTGCATTTTGTTATAGGCTTTAGACAACTGTTTATCTTGCTTTTGATATTTGATTATGGGGTTGGTTCCTATAACATCAGCATCATCTGGTACTTGAACTTGTTTTGCAGGTTCTATTGTTACAAATTTCAATTCAGAATCTAAGTCTGATGATGTACTGCCAAAGTCAGGCATATATAAATCATTTGTAAAATAACCTAATCCTGCTAATCTATTTTTGATTGCTATTACCATATTTAAAGATTGTGGTATTCGTTTTATGTCTTCGACTTTATAATCTTCTTCTGGTTTATAATTTCGCAATGCCCATTTTCTTTGATCCATAAAACTTGGATCATCGCTTGAGAACTGGTCATAATAAGGTTTATAAAATTTATGTAATTTTTTATAGTAATTAATTATGCTGTTTTTATAATCAGCACTTAACCGTTCAGTGTCTGGTAGTTTATCCTGACCAGGCACTAATTTATTTGCTTGACCTTTTTTGACTTTGTCGGCGCCTGTGTATATAACGCCTTCTATATTTTCATCGTCTATAATTTTAACATCTTTGTCTCTAAAAGAGTCTACAAAACCATATACAGTATGTGCTTGGTCTTTGAAATAACTAGCCAGTACACCTTTATTTTTCTCTGCACCTAACTTTTTATAGTTTTGCTGTAATGTCGATACACCAACATCTTTGACAGATCCTATACCACTGAATGCATCAAACTTGCCTGGTGTTTTAAAAAGTATAATTGTTTTGTCTAAATCTTTAACGTCAGTAGAATTAAGTTTTTTATTTTTGATTTGTTTGTTTTTTAATGCCTGAGGATTATTTTCTGAATTTTTTGGATTTATTCTTTTAGGAGAGCCATCCGGATTGTGTGTTCTACCATATTTGTAATCCCACTCTGATTGGGTTAAATAATCTGTAGGTGATTTTGAAAAAGCAACTGGTCTATCACCAAATGTATCTTTTGCTCTTTTGTTTGCGGCTTTTCTTTCTTGTCCGTCTGCACCGAAATATCTAGGATCTGCTTGTGGGTCAATGTTTTTAAGATTTTTAGGATCCACTATACCAAATTTAATTAATTCTTGTTTAGTCATTGTGGGTTCGTTAGATTCTGGATGAGGCATACCTAATTTCCAACTTGGGAAGTTTTTTTGTAATTTAGCAATAGTGTCAGATTCTACATCAAATCCACCAGCCTCTTTAATATGCTTCTCTTCTAGAGTTGTTATTAACTCATTTATCTTCATTTTTAGACTCTTTGATCCTTTGGAAACCTCTAGCAAGTTTGATAGGGTTTCTACCTTTTATGCTGTTGATTAACCTTCTCTCCAAGTCTAATGCATCTTTTTCGTCAAAGTGTTCGTGTAGTTGAGCAATTAAATTAATTGCACTACTAACTATATGGTCGCCTCTGTTCTTGAGGACTTGATCCTTGTCCTTTTCTGCTACAATGCTGTTTAATTCTTGAAGTAAAGTTTTTTTCATTATCGTTTCCCTAATAGCAATATTTATCTTCTTTTAACTTTTCTTTTTAAGAAAATCTTTTAGCATTGACCCTTGAGCAATGATATCTCCTGACTCTTCTGTGTGATCCGGACTAATTTCATCTTTTATACTGCTTGAACGTTTCAAAGAGTTAATTAAACTACCTGCAACCATTGTATCAGTATCTTCATCTCCTTCATCTAAATCTTCTATTCTCAATGTCTCTGGAACAAATTTTAAGTCTATCTTAGTTCCAACACCACTACTTGAACGTGTTTTCATAAACTGTAATTGATATCTGCCACGTTCTCTCATAGCATTACTAGTAAAGATACCAATAACATTATCTGCTGTTTGTATTTTACTAATACCACCTGCAATATGATGGTGGTCAAATTCTATTTCTTCTACCGCACCTCTGTTTAACTGCGATGCTGTTACCATTAGCACGTTCCATTCAACTGCTAAATTACGCAATTCTTCAGATACATATTTGTCTTTGATAAACAAGTCTCCTGGATTCACTTTGTTGCTAACAGGCATCATAAGATCCAAGTAATCAATAATAACAGCATCAACTTGCACACCACTTTGAATCTCATACTCTCTTAGAAATGCTTGAATGTCGTTTGATGTAACACCATTGGTCAACTGCTTGACTCTAAGTTTGCCTGCGCCTTTGCCTTTTGTTCTTACTTTTAAATCAACATCGTCGATGTTTTTCATAACTTCACTAGTGCCGTATCCACTAATCATACTGTCAAGTCTCATACTACATAATTGCTCACTCAACTCTAAACTAATTAAAACTGTGTTTAATCCACTTTGACTCCAGTTGAGTGCTAAGTTTTGCAAGAATAAACTTTTACCTGCTCCAGAACCACCTGCAAAGAATGTAAGTTCACCTCTGTTCAATCCACCATACAGTTTTCTATCCATTGCTTGCCAGCCTGTACTAATTGCACCTGCTTGGTTCTTGATCCATTCTAAACGTTCTTTGGGATTGTCATAGTAATCTAACCCTAAGTCTTTTACTAATCCTATTTGACTTGCTTCTTTAATCTTTACTTCAACTGTGCCATAATCTTTGCTTTCTAATAAATCAGTACTGTCAAGTATTGCTTTTTCTAATGCCTTATGCCTGCAGAATGTTTCAAACTCATCCATAAACCATTCCACGTGTCTGGCATTGAACTCTTCCACTTTCTCTAGTTTTATATCTGCAGATGCTTCTATTTGCTCAATAGTAGGCATACTGTTATATTCCTGAACGTGTTCTTTGATAAAACTAACAGCATTTCTAAACTGCCTATCAAACATATAAGGTTGTACAATACTGTTTACCCTTGCAATAATATCGTTATCCGATACCATAAAACGTAAAAACAGTTCTTGCATATCTTCGTTGTAATTCATCATAACATTTTACTCTGTACTTCTATTTTAATTTTATTAGATATACTATGTTTAATTATACTATCTAATGTCAAAAGTTTGCCATATTTGAGTACGGCATCGCCTACGTCTTTGCAGTCATTGTGCCAAGGTGGAAAACTTACTTCCCATCCTACATCAGCAACTGCTCTAATCAGTTCTTTACCTGGAGCATCTCTGTCCGGACAAAGAATTACTCTTTTCTTCAAAGAGTTTATTTGATTTATCTGTTGTTCGTTTATAGTATTCCCCAAACAACTTATACCATTTATCAACATTGCATCAAATACACCTTCCATCAATATAATAGTTTTTGTATCTGCGAACACGTGATTGTCTAAACCAAACACATAACCAGGTTGACTGTTCATCAAATACTTTGGTGTTTCTTTGTTAGGTGGATTTATATGCCTAGCAGTATAGCCAACTAATTCTTGATTATACACAAACGGCACAATTACTCTGTTCTTAAACTGCAATTGATTGCTGTAGTATAACTTATGCTTGTCTATTTGCCTGTTTACTGCATACTCATAAACTGCTGTGGCATCAGGTGGACTTGTTTCATCTAGTTCCATCCAATGCTCTGGCATCTCTACCTTCTTAAACTTTTCAAACTTTATTTCAAAACTATCTTCTATGTCATCGAATATGTCTTTGTGCCTCATTAGATTAAACACAACTTCCTTAACAGTTTTATCTGTTGTACCTAATCTATTAGATAAGTCTCTAAACTTTTTACCTATTCTTGGTGTTGGTGCCCAACCTGTAGTATACCCACAGTTAAAACAGTTGTAACTTATCTTAGCACCACTAGTGATTACACCTGCTCTGCCTCTAGTGTCATTGCACATAGGACAATCAAACGTATTCCACCCACTAGGTGTACGTTTAGTTTTAGCCGGCATATAATCCAATACTAGTTTGTGTACCGATGTAACTAATTCAGATAATTCCATACTGTAATTATACTAGAAGTAAAAGAGAATGTCAAGTACTAGTTTCTAAGTAAAACTTGTTCTACTGTACCTGCGTTGGTGCTGTTTGGACTATATTGAAATCTTATACTGTTATAGTTACCTGTAAAGTTGTACGGCAAGGGGCCTGTCGCACTCGTAAGAGGTATTCTAAAAATTTGTGTACCCAAAGGATCAATACCAAACCATTTAGCATCATCTGAAGATGCTACTAAGTCATTGTTACCTTGAACATAAATGTTGCCTGAGAAGTTAGTGCAATAAACAGCAAGTGTATGCCTAGCACCTCTAAAGTTCTTACGTGAGTTGCCATCTAATGAACTGCTCTGGAAAGTGTTTGCAGTATCTCCGTCATTTATATTAGTTACTTGCAACCAAGTATTGGCAGTTTGGGTAGCCGCTGGTACTTTAAGAGCATCGTCTCTAACTATAACAGTTATACCTAACTTGTTGTTCTTGTCTGCATATATTGGTGTTTTAGAACCATTTGAATCCAACTGTGATATAATAAGTTTGTAATTACCAACTGCTAAATCATTTAAATCATCTTCTGTTAAAGTTAGTTTTGCACTACCTTTATCAAGTTCTGCTATTAAGAATTTTGTTAAAACACGTTCTGCATTTTCAAAACTAATTAGTTCAGCCTGAAATTCGCTGTTTTTAACATTCTGCAACTTTCTATCTTTGTTTCTAACATCAAAGAAGTAATCGTTATCCATTCCTTGGTATGCTATAATTTCTGTTCTATTCATAGATGAGTTTTCCAAATAGGAGAAACTGTCTCCTATAACTATATTTATCGCAGAGTTGTTATATTTGTATAAAGTATAATTTGACATATTCTATTCCTGTACTACTATTTATTTAAAAAGCATAAATAAAAACAATGCCTGATAGCAAACAAACATTTAATCAACAAGAGATTGAAGAAAACTATCCTTTTCTTACCTGTGTCAACTATGGTGGGAAAGACTACCTTGGTATAGTTACCAATCGAGATAAAACTTTTTTAAGTATGTTCGATATGGATTTGATATCTAATCCTGCAAACACAAAAAGATTTGTAGAACTAGGTGAGAACTGGTGGTGGGAAAGTAATAGGCAAATACCAATAGATGTATTTTTATTCCAAGAACTTATTCCGTTTAGATATGCCATACGAACTTTTGAAAACAAACACATAGAAGTAAAGTTTGGACCTGTAACAGAAATTAATAATTTGGTTAAGAAACGTATTAAAAGACGTACAATAACTTTAGTAAAGAACGTTCCGTCTAAAGACTCTCAATAATTTTATTCAACTGCACCACAATACTCACAGCATAACTCAATGCGTGGCTTCTCTTAAAGAAGTAATCCTCTGTCTTTTCCCATACTTCTTTTTCAACTACTTCCCAAGTATGACCTACTAGATGCCTTTTGCCAGGTCTAATCATTGCAAGTATCATTGCCAACTGCTCTATACTCTTGGGAGGATGTTGT